TCACTAATAGAATTTATTTATGTCAGACTTATACGAATCCTCGCTTAAGAAGTTGATTAACAACAAAGAGGCTATTAAGAATTGGAAGATATTTAATATCAGTCCTGGCGATGTTTATTTTTATAAAGGCATTGCAGAGGGATTGAATTACGGGCATGTTAATACCTTCTGCGGTGGATGCATCACTGCTATGTACACTTTCTTATATGATTTTTTAAAAGAACGCAATGAGTTATAGAATAGTTAAAATAGGTGAGGTAAAACCAAACCCACGTAACCCACGTATAATAAAGGATGCAAAGTTTAAAAAACTTGTTCAGTCTATTATGGACTTTCCACAGATGTTAAAAATACGTCCTATTGTGGTGAATGAAAATATGGAGGCACTTGCTGGCAACATGAGACTTAAGGCATGTATTGAAGCAGGGTTAATCGAAGTACCTATCATTGATGCATCTTATCTCACACCCGAACAACAAAAGGAATTTATAATAAAGGATAACGTCGGGTTTGGGGATTGGGATTGGGATGAACTTGCAAACGAATGGGAGGCACTTGATTTAAAAGAGTGGGGTATGGATATACCTTTTGAAGAGCCTGAAATAGAAATTGAAGCTGAACCAACAAAAGAGCCTACAATGAAGATCACATTTAAGTCACCAGAGGACTTGCAAAAGGCTGAAAATGAAATACAAGAAATATTAGACAGAGAATTTGATGGAGCTTATTTAAGTATAAATTTATGAGTAAAGAAATTAAAAGAATGGTAGATGATCCTTGGGGAACTGTACAAGGAAAAGAAAACATGTTAGAAGCTTTAGAGAAATCTTTAGGAGTGGTGACAAGCGCAAGTAGGATGTCAGGCGTGCCACGTAGAACGCACTATGAATGGATGCGGAAGGATAAAGATTATAAGGCTAAAGTCAAAGAGATTGAAAATGTAGCTTTAGACTTTGCAGAAACACAATTACATAAACAAATAGCTAAAGGTAATCCATTATCTACTATTTTCTACTTGAAGTGTAAAGCAAAGAAAAGAGGGTACATTGAGCAGCACAATTTGGAGATTAAAGGAAACATGAAATTCACAGCGGAATTTGGCAAGAGCGATACTATATACCCCACACTCGAATCAGGAGAAGATACACTACTCGATCAATAACGAGCCTCACAAATACTACTTGCTTAATATAGGCAGGCAGTTTGGAAAGACGTTATTAGCAGCGAATCAGTTACTCTATTGGGCATTAAATAATAAGAATGTTAAATGCGCATGGGTGAGTCCTGTTTACAAGCAAAGCAAAAAAGTATTTCAGGATATTCACAAAGCGTTTATTAAACGTCCTGAAATTTATCGTAGTGTAAACCAATCGGACTTGTTATTGGAGTACGTCACAGGATCGACCATTCAATTCTTTTCTGCTGAGAGATACGATAATATTCGTGGATTTACTTTTGACTATTTGGTTTGTGATGAGTTTGCCTTCATGGATTCTAAGGCTTGGACAGAGGTTTTACGTGCAACAGTATTGGTTAAGGGTAAAAAAGTACTTTTGATTAGTACACCAAAGGGTAAAAACCATTTTTACAATTTATACCAATTGGATGGGGTGAATCCGCAATACAAGTCGTTTACTATGACTTCGTATGACAATCCAATAATTACACCTTCTGAAATTGATGATGCAAGGGTGACGTTGCCTGATATTATTTTTAGGCAAGAATATTTAGCAGAGTTTATTGATGGGGGTCACTATTTGTTTAATAATATACCCATTGGAGTTGGCGAACGTACATCGAGAATGGTTGCAGGATTAGACTTAGGTAGGGCAGATGACTATACCGTACTTACAATAATGAATGACAAAGGGCAGATGGTTTATTGTGATAGGTGGCGGCAGATGGAATGGACGCAGATATTAAACAATGTAAAATCGATTTTAAGAGATTACAGACCTGATTTGTACGTAGAGGTTAATTCAATAGGGGATATTGTTTTAGAAACGCTTAGAAACGATTTGAGCGGTGTTTGTAATATACATCCGTTCGTTACTACAGCTAAAAGTAAAACGGATATAATAGAAAGTTTATTAGTTGCAAGCCAAAATAAGGAGGTTACTATTTTAGACTTAGATTGGCTTAAGAAAGAATTTGAGGTGTTTAGTTACGAATATAACCCACAAAGTCGCATGATTAAGTATTCCGCTCCGGCAGGATTCCACGACGATGGTGTAATGAGTACAGCTATTTGTTACCAGGCATACAAAGATTTTGCAAAAGGTGGTAGGTACATATTACTTTAATTTGTATATTTGACTGATTGATTTGGTTGAAGGTTTAAATGGTAGCCCCGTAAGGCTGCCTTTTTTTATTTAATAAATTCAACTTACCAATTTTAAAAATTTAGTACTTAATTATATGAAAATAGCACAAAGTTGGAAGGACGTAAACATTAAGCAGTTTATAGACTTATATGACATCGCTCAAGATGAAAGTATTGAAGCTATTGACAAGTCAATACGTATATTTTCAATACTTAGTGGTTTGACTATTGATCAGGTGGAATCAATGACATTAGATACATGGGTGCAAGCTCAAAAGGATATTTCATGGGTGCATGACTTTCCAAAGCCTACCAACCCAAAGTCATTTAGATTGGGTGGTTATTTATGGGTTCCACGTTTAGACATCCGCAAAATAACAGCAGGGGAGTATATCAGTGTGACTGAGTTAACAAAGGAAAAAGAAAATATTGTAATCAATACACCAAAGTTAATTGCTTTATTTTTAACACCTTACAAAGGGTGGTGGATATTTAAACGCAAGATAGATTTGACATTTGAAGCAAAGGTTGAGATACTAAACCATGCAAATGTTCAGCAGATTTATCCGATGACACTTTTTTTTTGCACTCTATTAATCAAATTAGTAGAAGCTATCCCAGACTTTTTGACATCGACAATGAGCCAATTGAAGGAGAAATACGAGAGGGAGCGAAGTCAGGAATGGGAGCATGGGGATGGTACAATGTTTTAGATTCTTTGAGTAATTCAGATCGTAGTAAATGGGATTACTTTTTAAACATGGGAGTAATTGAGTTTTTGAATACGTTAGCATTTTATAAGGACAAGGAAAAGCATTTAGAGGAACTTAGAAAAAAGATGAATCGTGGCACTAAATATTAGTAACGCAAGTAAATATAAAGGAGGTTTGGCATCTTTAGAGAACATCAAAAAGAAACAAGCAGACTATTTATCATTTACAAATACGTTAGATATTTTAGTTAGGGCAGTTGGTAGTGTTATGGCTGAGATGCAGGATTCACTTGTTAGGAAGGAATCTAATGCCACAGGATCACTAAGTCAGTCTATAATAGCCAAGCCTAACGAAGCCACAAAGGAAAGGATAAGCGTTCAAATATTTTACAATAAATATGGGGATGAATTAGACAAAGGACGTAAGGCGGAAGGATTTAATAAAGACAAAAGAAATAAATTACAGCCTGCTATTTATAGATGGGTTATTAGTCCTGGTAAACAAGATTCATTTGGAGCTTTTGCAAGCGATAAAAAAAAGGCAAGGTCACTAAGTTATGCAATAGCCACAAAGATTCTTAAAAAAGGAACTAAAGGTAATAAATGGCTAACAGATGTGATCGGTGAGAATAACGATAAGCTAAACAAATTTATTAGCTCAGAAATTAGCAAGGCATTAAAAAAGGATGTCGAAGTAGTAATAAAAAACGAAGTAGAAAATATCAATGGCACTAACAATATATAACACAGCACAAAGTCCTGCTTTAGGTTATAATAAAATTATTTATACTTTAGATAGTACAAATAACACGCAGCCTAACTTTAAGTATGTAGCAGACGTTTATGTAAACAATTCACCTGATTATGTACGTATTAAAAAACCTGCGCATCCTTCCAATGGCTATGCAGCTTTTGATTTGCAAGGTGTCATTCAGGATTTTTTTAGCTTAGATGTATGGCAGCCAGGATCGAGTGGTGTAGTTACTTGCATAAACTCTATTGTAGAATACGATGTTAGATGGGGTGAGGAATACGGTCCTGCATCTGGTGTGGTAACTTACCAGAATTTGAGCAGCTCATTAAACAAATATGCAATAAGTGCAGCCTTAGATGAATTTACAATTGACAAAGGAACTTACAATCCTAAATTCAATTATTTTCAGTACCAGGCTCAATATATAAATGATACAAACTTTAAATTTTTAACAGAAGGTAATAACTTCAGAGTAGGAGAGAATGATTGTTTTGCTTTAGATTTTTACCAAGATAATACCGTAGATACTGAATTTATAGGTATAGACGTAACCGATGTATTTGGAAACGTAAACACATTTACATTTAAAAACGATCAATACCCTTCCAACACAAAAGCAAAGAAAAGATGCAGAACTTTTGTAGGGCCGGCAGATTTGAATATCTCTGATTTAAGCGTAGGAACACAGCCTGTTATTGATTCAAACACAGTAAGTTATACTGTTTATACTTGCGATGCTTTTTTAAGTGCCACGAGTGAATCTAAGACATTTATATTAGATAGTCAATGTACTAAGTTAAATTATTTACGTTTGACTTGGCTCAATCAATGGGGAGGGTATGACACTATAAATTGTTACGGTGGATTCCAGGAAATGTATAATTACAAGCGGTCAATGTTTAAGAAGTCAAATTATGTTTGGAATACTACAGACTATGCATTTAGTCCTACAGAAAGAAGTAGCGCACAATTTAATAATGACATTGAGTACTCAATAAAAGTTTGGAGCGGATGGGTAACGGAAGGTGAGAGTGCATGGATTGAGGGTTTGTTTAGAAGCAAGGATGTTAGGGTGGTAGATATGAATAACAATCTTTGCATTCCTGTAAACTTAAAAACAGATTCTTACACTAAGAAAACACATGCAAGGGATGGATTATTCAACTATGACTTTGAGATCATGCCTTCATTTAATTCAAAAGTACAGAAATGGTAACGGAAATATTTATAAATAATACCGAAGTAGATTTAAGTGATGACATAAGTATTCCGTTGAATTATGCCATTGCGGATATTAGAGAACCACAGAAAAGGAATACTAATTTTAGTAAGACTGTAGTTTTACCAGGTACTGCAAATAACAATGTTTTATTTTCTCACATTTGGGATATAGGGGTGAATTTAACAAGCTCAGGTGGTACTAACTTTACACCTAACTTTAATCCTAATTTAAAGGCAGATGTTTTAGTATTGCAAGATGGGAATGAGGTATTCAAAGGGTTTGCAAAACTTGACAATATTGTAAACACGGATGGGAAGGTAGAGTATGAATTATCTTTTTATGGCAACCTTGCAAATATATTCACTACGATAGGAGAGGGTAAGTTGTCAGAAATTGACTTGTCAGAATACGACCATACATACACAAGACAAAATCAAGTTAATAGTTGGAATACATCAATAGTTAAAAACGGAAGTAATTATGTCAATTTTTCGAGTGGAAATCCTACAGGCGAGGGTTATCTCTATCCTCTTATTGATTATGGTCATACCAATGGTTCTACTTATAATGTTAATCACTTTTATCCTTCTGTTTATGTTAAAACCATTATTGACAAGATATTTGCACAGGCAGGATTTCAGTATAGCAGTAACTTTTTTAATAGCACATTTTTTAAGCGTTTAGTAATTCCGTTTACAGGAACTACTTTAAAGCTTAGTCAGACACAAATACAGAATCGTGAATTTAGGGCTTCAAACAATAGTATAATTACAATTACCAGAACACCGGGAGCTGCAAATGCCTTAACCACTATTGCCTTTGACAATGACACTACAGCTCCAAACAATGACCCTGGAAACAATTATAATACATCAACTTATAAATTTACAAGTCCTTATTCGACTAATTACAAACTAACTTTCTTTGTAAGTATAAATGTAAAGCATAACAATACAGTTAATAACGATACGATTGCAAATATTAACTTAGGTACTTTACAGATAAGGTCAGCTAACCAAGTTTACAATACTGTACCGATTATTTTTGCAGGAGCGCAGGTTGCAAATTCGGTTACCATTGTTCAGCCGGGTACGGTAGTCACAGGATCAACAACAGCCACTACTAACTTTGCTATTCAATGTGTGGTTAATTTACCGGCAGGAACTCAAGTATATTGTGATTATTACACAGCCAATTATACCTCACCAAGCGGATTGTTAAGTCCTTACACCAATGGCGGATCGTGTAATATTAATTTAGACACTAATTGTTATTTTGAAGCTAAGTTAGCAGATACTCAAGTGACAGAGGGTGACAATTTAGAGATGAACAACGTCTTACCTGAGAACATAAAGCAAAGTGAGTTTATGTCATCTTTATTCAAGATGTTTAACCTTTACGTAGACCAGGATGAAACGATCACGAATAAATTAGTTATTGAGCCAAGGGATGACTATTTTGCATCAAGTGGAAATACTACTTTAGATTGGTCATATAAGTTAGATTACTCTAAAGCGTACGAAACTAAACCAATGGGTGATCTTGAAAGTAAGACGTATGTTTTTACTTACAAGGATGACAATGATTATTATAATGAACTTTACAAAAAGAAATTTAACGAAACATACGGCTACAAAGATTATGAAATTGAAAACGATTTTCTCAAAAGTGAGATTAAAAACGAGCTTATTTTTTCACCTACTCCTTTGGCAGATTATATTGGTATTGATCGTATTATTCCTAAAATATTTATAGTCGATAACAATGGTCAGCCAAAACCTAAGCAGGGTAATATTCGGATTCTTTATTATGGTGGTGTTAAAACTACAACAAATCCATATTCGTATGTGGCAAGTTCAGGAACTACTAATTACACTACTTATCCGTATGTAGGTCATTTAGATGATCCATTGTTGCCTACATTGGATATCAACTTTGGTGCGCCTATTGAGGTATTTTACACTACGCAGAACTACACAAACAATAACTTATTCAATAAGTATTGGAAGAAATTTATTCAAGAGATAAGCGACATAAATAGTAAAATATTTACAGGTTATTTTTACTTAACACCTTTAGATATTGCAAAATTAGACTTTAAAAATTTCTACTATTTTGAGGGTGAGTATTGGAGACTAAACAGGATATTTGATTATAACCCTAATCAGATGTCGGTTACTAAGTGTGAGTTTATTAAGCTTATTGAATATCCAACTTTCACACCAACAAACACTACTAATGTAGGGCAGGGTGTTTTGGAAGATGAGGTCAAAGGTTGGTATAATACACAAAGAACAGGTAATGTATTTGGAGGTGAGAGTTTAGGTGAGAATGTAATTATTCACGATAGCACGTTAGGTGCAAAGGTAAGTGGCTCGGATATTTATATTGCCGGAGGTACAAAAGGAATAAGTGTTTTAGGCTCAAGTGGTGTGACTGTTGCCGGAGGTGTAGAATATACCACAGTTTTAGGGTCAAGTGGAAGTACGATTACTCAAAGCGGAGCGGTTTATATAAATTCACTTGCAATTAAAGACACAGGATCTGCGGTACGTGTTAAGTCAATCACTGGTAATTTTACCGCTTCATGGAGTGACACTGTTTTGTTGGTTAATGCAACAGCCGGAAATATTACAATTACTTTGCCTGATAGTGGATTTGTGGCAAGTCCTAAAGATGAAATGGGTAAGTTATTCTACATTAAAAAAGTAGATGCAAGTGTAAACACGGTTACCATTGATGGTTACTCAGCACAGACCATTGATGGTGCGGCAACCTATGTAATAAACACGCAATACGATTCGGTTACAATTGTTTCAGATGGTTCAAATTATCATATAGTTTAAAAAAATGAGTTACAAATTTATACCTTCAAAAATAAATAATAGCGGTAAATTTCTTCGTGTAAGCACAGAGGGCAAACTTGAATGGGCAAATGCTTCGGGTGGAGGTGCAGGTATTGAAGATGGGGACAAAGGTGACATAACTGTAAGTAATACAGGTGCGACTTGGACTATTGACAATGGGGCGGTTACCAATGCAAAGATTAACGATGTCGCATCAACTAAAGTGACAGAAGATAGTACTCACAGATTTGTAACTGATTCCGAAAAAACAACGTGGAATGGCAAGTTAGATAATTACACTTTGGATGTTAAGTTAGCAAATGACTTAACAACGGGAGCTAATCAAAACATGAATAGTATAAGTGGATTTGTATTTACTTACGCTGCAAATTCAAGTTATAGAATACACGTTTACGGAGCAATAAGTGGAGCTAATTCAACAACAGGATGCGGATTTGCTTTTGATGTTAGTAGTGCGGTGACAAATGTATGGTTACAATTTTATCACCAATTAGGAACAGCAGGAACAATCACGGGAGGATCTCAAGTAGTGGATGCAACAAGCTATGCAGTAACAAGTGCAACACCTGCAAACAATCAAATCATTCCTGTTTATGTAACTGGATTAATAAACACGGGAGCAAACACAGGCACAGCACAATTGCAATTTAGAAGTGAGGTAAATGCCGCAATAACTTTGAAGGCAGGATCAATAATGGTAGTAGAAAAATTAATGTAAAATGGCAGAACAAGCAAATATAAATATAGGCGTAAACGTAGGCGAAGGAGCTAAAAGTTTACGTACATTAAAACAGGAATTTAAAGACATCCAAAAGGAACTTGACAATGTAGCTGTAGGAACGGATGAATACAGAAAAAAGCTTAAGCAATTAGCGGATGTAAAGGATGAGATTGAAGATTTGAACGAAGCCATTGCATCCAAAACAGGAGCGGGTAAATTTCAGGCTTTGGCTAATTTAGGCTCATCCATTGCCGGGGGATTTGCAGCCGCTCAAGGTGCTATGGCTTTGTTTGGTAGTGAGAGTGAGAATGTACAAAAAGCTTTACTAAAAGTACAGAGTGCAATGGCTTTGGCTCAAGGGTTAAAAGAACTTGAGGGAATTGGGGATGCATTTAGCAATTTAAAAGGATTAGTTTCAGACTTTGGAAGATCCGCAGTTAATGCATTTAAAACAATGAGGGGAGCTTTAATAGCTTCTGGTGTTGGTGCGTTGGTTGTAGCTTTGGGTACGGTAGTAGCTTATTGGGATGAAATATCCGCAGCGATTAGTGGTGTAAGTGAAGAACAACAAAAGTTAAACGAACAAACACAGGCTAACTTAGACGCAGAAAAAGGCAAACTTGACGCCATTGGAGGTCAGGAAAATATTTTAAAGCTGCAAGGCAAATCTGAAAAAGACATTCTTAAATTAAAGATGTCACAAACAGATGCGGTAATAAAAGCAACAGAAGCACAGATTGAGCAAAACGATATTACATCAAAAGCACAAATTGAAGCAGCTAAAAGGAATCACGATATTTTAAAAGGTATTTTGGATTTTCTTACTACACCTTTAAGATTAATATTACAAAATATTGATTTAGTTGGTAAAGCTATTGGTAAGAACTTTGGATTAGCTGAAGGTTTTAGTAACTTATTAGATAAGGGCGCAAGTTTATTGTTTGATCCAGAAGCGGAAGCAAAAAAAGCAGAGGAAACAAGGAAAGAAAGTTTAAAAGGTTTAGAAAAATTAAAGAATGATCGTGCAGGACTTGAGTTATCCATACAAGCAATTGACAAGGCGGCATCAGACAAAGCCAAAGAAAGTGCCAAAGCTAAATTAGAAAGTGAAGCGGAATTACAACGTAAGCTTAAAGAGTTAAGGACTGATAATATAAAAGACCAAGAAGTACAAGACTTACAAAGGTTAAAAAATCAATACGAAGCTGAACAGGAATCTATTAGACAATCAAAAGCAAGTGAAGAAACAAAGTCACAAGCTTTATTAGCTTTGCGTGAAAAATACAACAATGATTGGAACGCAATAGAAACTAAGTACGAAGAAGAAAGACAAAAGAAAGCGGATGAAGATGCAAAGAAATTAGCAGAGGAAGAAAAGAAAAAAGAGGATGAAAGAATAAAGCAAGGACTTACATTAATTGATGCGCAGGAACTTGAAAAGAAAAACAGACGTGAATTATCATTACAGGATGAAATAGACTTTGAGATACGTAGGTATGATTTATTAAAGTCTAACAAAGAATTGTCAAATGCCGATCTGCAAAAGTTGGAAGAAGAACACAATGCTAAAATGTTGGAACTTCAAAATAAACAAACAGAAGGTGAGAAAGCAATGCAGGAAGCTTTGAGTTATTTAAGGCAAAACGGATTAAATGACTTTCAAACAATTACAAGCTTATTTATAAAGGATAGCGACAAGGCAGCTAAAGCACAAAAAGCTTTTGCACTTGCACAATTAGCCATTGATTCAGGTCAGGCAATAAGCACCATGATTCCTGCGGCATTTAGAAACGCAAAAGAAGCGTCTAAGGCTGCTCCTGGTCCTGCCGCTCCTATCGTGTATGCATCTGTTTTAGCAGCAGGGTTGGCAAGTGGATTTGCAACGGTAGCAGCAAATGTGGCAAAGGCTAAAGCGTTACTAAATAAAGCTCCAGGTGGTGGAGGTGGAGACGTTAGTGTACCAGGTGGTGGAGGTGGAGCGGGTGCGCCTGCAATGGGTCAGACAGTTGGTAATACTACCACTAACATTGAGAATCTACAAAACCAAGGAACGCAAGCACCTCAACCATTGAAGGCAGTAGTGGTGCAAACAGAAATGGCAAATGTAAACCAACAAGTAAACAGAATTGAAGAACGATCTAAAATAAATTAAACAATGAACTTACCTATTTACAGACTATTAATTAACGATGAAGAGACAAGCGGTGTTGAATACGTGGCACTTGTTGATGATCCTGCAATTATGAAAAACTGGGTTGCTTTTAATTCTCATAAATTTGAGAGTTACAATGACTATCCAAAAGCAGCAAAGGAAAACGCACAAAGAGCAATTGACTTGAGGGAAAAACATGATTTAAAGTGCGGAACTTCCGTGGGGTGGCAACGTGCAAACCAATTAGCAAAAGGTGAGAATATTAGTCGTGATACTATTGCGAGAATGGCTGCATTTGAAAGGCATAGAGAAAACTCAAAAGGTGATCCTAAAGAAGATTGCGGAGCGTTAATGTGGCTTGCTTGGGGTGGAAACGAAGGGATTGCATGGGCGCAAAGAAAGTTAGAACAAATAGATAGGCAGGATTTTGTTAAGCCTTCAAAGGGTGAGCGTGAAAGTGAGTTTATTCCAAGATGTATTTCAACTTTAGTAGATGAAGTTAAAGACCAAGAACAAGCAGCAGCCATTTGTTATTCTGTTTGGAAAGAAGAACATAAATCTTCAATGCAAATCCACGATGAAGAAAAGAGGGTTATTGCTGGACCATTAATGATTGCAGACCTTCCAATTTATAGGCAGGATGAAAAGTTGGGGGAATATTACGTAGTGTTTGATTCTAAAACAATTGAACAAATATGTTTGAAATACCACTACCAACAAAACAATAAGAACGTAAACTTAATGCATGATCCTAATCAAAAGGTAGAAGGTGTGTTTATGTTCAATGATTTTATCATTAATCGTAAGTTAGGTGTGAATCCTCCAAAGGGATATGAAAGTTTGCCAGATGGCTCATGGTTTGGATTCTATAAAGTTGAAAATCCAGAGGTTTGGAATAAGGTAAAGGATGGCGAAATTAGAGGGTTTAGTGTCGAGGGTATATTTGAACATCAATTTATAGTAGATAAAGATGCCACACAAATTGAAGCTTTAATGGAGCGTTTCAAATCACTACGTTCTAAATTAGCCAATATCAAATAATTAGTACTTTTTATTAAACACTTATTATGTCATTAAGAGAAAAATTCAAATCAGAATACGAAGCTTTAAAAAGCGAGTTGGAACTTGCAACAATGGAGTTTAAGTCAATGTTTGGTATTGCACAAAAGTTTAACGACTATAAATTAGGCGATGGAACTATTGTAAAGACCGATGTTGAATTAGGTATTGGTGCAAAGATTGACGTAGTAGACACGGATGGAACTATGGCTCCTTTGATGGATGGTGAATATGAAATCATGATTGAAGAAAAGCCTGTAAAGATAAGTGTTGCAGCAGGTTACGTGACTGAAATGGAATCTCCTGAAGCTGAAATGCCAGAACAACCAGAAGGCGAAGTTGCAAGTGAACAAGCACCAGAGGAGCCAATGGCAGAAGAAATGCCAGTTGAAGAAATGCCTGCTGAGATGCCTGCAAATGAACTTGAAACTGTAAAGGCTGAGATTGAAAACCTTAAGGCTGTTATTGCTGAAATCGTAGCAAAGATGGAAGGTTCAATGACATCCGCAGAAGAAACAAACAAATCACTTAGAAATTTAACTATTTCGTTTGAAAAAATATTAGATTCACAAAAATCGCAATTTGCACTTATTGAGAAAATAGGAAGTGAACCTTCGGTGGAGCCTATCTCAAAGAAAAAAGACTTTGTAAATGCGGAAGATGTGAAGGCGAATTTTAGAAAACAATTTGGACTTTAATTTAAAACAATAAAACAAAATGGCACTATCATTAGGAACATTATCGGCTTACAGTTATGAAATGACTGCACCGATATTTGAGACTGCTCTATTAGGAGACAGCTCAACAGACTTGCTTACAAAAGTACCAGGTATTAAAAGCTCTGCAAAAATACCAGTATTTGATTCAACTGCTCCTGCTCAATCAGGTAATGGTTGTAACCCTACTTCATCAGGTACAACTTCAATCACTCAAACAACTTTATCAACTGTTGATTTCTCAGTTGAAGAGCACATTTGTTTGAAAGACCTTGAAGCTTATTTTACTCAGGCTTATTTGCCAGGTGGAGCTAAACCTGAAACAACTGAACTTTTAGACAGAATCGTTAATCGTAAATTAGCTTATATTGCTAAGAACGTAGCACGTACTTTGTTCCAAGGTAAAACAACTTACACTAACTCTACATGGTTGAAGTTAATGAATGGGTATGTTTCTTTGATTGACACTGCTGGAACAGCGGTTGCAGCTACTACTCAGACAGATGTAACTACTTCTACTATCAGAGGTATTGTTGAAGAAATGATCTTCCAAAAGATTCCTTCAAGAGTATTAGGTAAGAATCCAGTTTTAGCAATGGGTATGGAAAATTTCCGTGTGTTATTGCAGAAACTTTGGGTTGATAACTTGTATCACTATGTACCAGGTTCTCGTGAGAATAACGTAATGGAATTGATTTACCCTGGATCAAACGTGAAAGTTGTAGGAATCCAAGCTTTGAATAACGATAACGACATCGTTGAAACTGGTGTACTTCCAACTGCGGTTAATGATCGTATGATTGCTTTCGATAAGGAGAACTTTGTGTTTGGTTTCGACCAAGAGAATGACTTATCTGATTTTGACGTGTTCTTCGATAAGACATCTAGAAAGCTTAAGTTTTTCTTAGCAGGTAGAATCGGAGTAGCTATTCACGATTACACAGCGGTAGCTCAATACAAAAACACCTAATTAATAATTAAGGGCGGTTAATAGCCGCCTTTTTAAATAAAATATTATGCCAACAAATTGCGTTATCATTGAAGGATTATCTCTCGACTGCAAAGGAGTTGCAGGGGGGATTGACACTATTTACTTGGCTGAGTTTGAAAATGTTTCAGCGGTTACTGCATCTTCGGGAGTTGTTTCGGGTATCACTATGGCATCCGGTAAAAAATTCTTTGAATACAAAGTAAGACCTGAGAATGCGACATTTACTCAAGAGCAAACATTCAGCAAAGAAAATCAAAGTTATTTTTCTAATCAAACACTTACTTTTGACATCTTCAAAATGAGTGCAAAGAATAGAAACATAATTAAACTTTTAGTACAAAATAGACTAATGGCTATTGTTAAGTCTACAGAAGGGACTTATTGGTTATTAGGTGAGACAAGAGGTATGGATGTCATCACTGTTAGCGAATCCACTGGAAAAGCTATGGGTGATAAGAATGGTTCAATGCTTACTTTACAAGTAAACGAGCCTGATCCTGCAAACACTGTTAATTCAGGTATTATTTCTGGTTTGCTATAATTTCTGTTTGTCATGTTTAGAAAGGGGGCTTTTTAGCCCCTTTTTTATTTAATATAGCCAAATTCAAAAATTTAGTACTTATTAATATGCAAGTAATTAATAAAGGACAAAGCAATAAGTTTGTAGTGACTTTAAAGGAAAAACAAACCTTAACGAATCCTTATTTTTTATTTGAGTTTACAAACAAGGTTGAGAGGAATCCAGTGTATATTATACTTACTGATGTAAGTGGTTTCCCTGATAGGTTTAATCAATTTAACATTACGGAAGGTACAACGGTAAATTTAACCGAAGAGGGTGAATGGGATTACAGAGTGTTTGAACAATTAAGCAATTCTAATTTGAATCCTTCACTTTCAGACAATAAAGTACCATTGGAAGTGGGAATGTTGTATGTTAAAGGAACACCTACAATCACGAAAAAACAATACGTAAAAACACAAACTATAAAAACGTATGGCGCAGGAGCTTAGTAATATGTTAATGGTATTGAAGCTTAATGCTTCAAAAGTGCCTGTTTTTAAAGAAGAAAAAAACAAGGATTGGATTATTTACGGTGCGGATGACAAAGAGTTTAAAAATCGCTATCCTGATTACCTTTTAAAGCTTTTTAATCGTTCATCTAAGCACAATGCTATAATAACCTCTAAAGCTTTTTACATTGCAGGTAATGGTGTTACAATTAAGGACGAGGGAACAACTACTACAAGCAAATCAATACGTTTAGACTATCTTAAGCAAGCTAACAAGTATGGTGAAACAGTAAGTGATATTATTTATAAATCTATTGTAGATAGACTTATTTTTGGTGCTTTTTATGTAGAAATTATTTGGAATAAGGCAGGAACTGATTTTGAGTATTATAATATTGACTATACAAGTATTAGATTAGATAAAAGTGGAGAAGGTTATTGGTATTCAAATGACTGGTCACAAACTACTCAAAGTGCTGAAAAAACTGAACTTGAATATATACCTGAGTTTGATGCTGAGAATCCAACAGGCAGGCAATTGATGTGTCTTAAAATGTACAGACCAGGTATTAAGTATTATGCTCTGCCTGAGTATGTATCTTCTATTCCTTACGCTGAAATGGAATATGAAATTTCTAACTTTTGGCTTAATGGAATAAAGTCTAATTTCAATGCAGGAACTATTGTTAGTTTTAACAACGGACGTCCTACAGAGGAAGAAAAACAAGATATATTCGACAAGCTACAAAACCAATATACAGGCACGGATTCAGCAAATAGTTTGTTAGTAATGTTTAATCAAACTAAGGAGAATGCTCCGACAGTTGATAGGTTACAAGCTACTGACTTTGATAAGCAATTTGACATCCTTAATAAGACCGTACAGGAAGAACTTTTTATTGGTCACAAAGTAGTTAATCCCATGTTAATGGGTGTAAAGACTGCAGGGCAATTGGGAGGGAGGAATGAATTAATTGAAGCTTTTGAGTTATTCAAAAACACGTATGTACGTCCGCATCAATTAGAAATTGAAAAATTCTTTAATAAGTTATTCGAGTACAAAAGAAGTCCGGTTAAAATAAAGTTAGTTGAGGTTGAGCCTATCTCAAATCAATTGACTGAAAATACACTTGTTCAAATTTTGACTAAAAATGAACTTAGGGCAATGGCAGGCTATCCTCCAATTGAGCAGGAACAAGCCATGCAGGAGTTTAATGTTCAGGAATTTAAGATAAATGAAAGTGAGTTAAAAGCCTTAGACGTATTCAAAAAATATGGTAAATCTTCTGAAACTTATGAATTTGTTAATGATTTGTTTGCTGATGATTATAAGAAGAAATGGAAACAAATTCTTGAGATTTTAAAAGAAAGTCCCACACTTGAAAGTAAAGAGATAGCCAAAGCCTTAAAGATGGAAGTTGAAGCAGTTGATAAGGCTATCGAGAAAATGATTGAAGATGGAGCGATTGAGGTTAAAAAAGACGAAAGACTATTAACTGAAAAGGCTCAAACAATATTGGAAGAAAAGCCTGTTAGTAAAGTAGAGGTAATGTATTCCTATGGTTTAAACCCTAGCGTTTCTGGTCCGATATTACTTAAAACAAGTAGACCTTTTTGCGATGAACTTGTAAAAGCTAATTTGCTTTATTCACGTGAGGATATTAATTTAATTAGCGCAGAGGTTGGATGGGATGTGTGGGAACACAGAGGAGGTTATTGGAGACAAAAAGGTACAGACATAACACGTGACTATTGCAGGCACATTTTTATACAAAGGGTGGTAAGAAAAAAAGCATAGAAAATGGCAGATATTTATTTTATCAATGCGACATATATTAAAGAGTTTACGTTTATTGATGAGAACGTGGATGAAAAGTACTTACTTGTTTCGATTAAAGAAGCTCAAGAAATCCACATACGTGAGTATATTGGAAGCGGACTCTATGATGAGTTGGTTACGCAAATAGACACAAACACGCTTACAGCTTTGAATACTACTTTGTTAGATACTTATATTATTCCTGCTTTAAAGTGGTGGGTTATTTACGAAGCTGCACCATTCCTTACATTTAAGTTTACAAATAAGAATATAGTAACTAAGAATAGTGATAATTCAAGCACGATAGGAGCGAATGACTTAGATCGTTTAATGGAGTTTGTAAAGCACAAAGCACAATATCATACAAGACGTTTAATTAATTATTTGTTAGAGTATGAGATTAGTTATCCTTTATACACGAATCCTGGAGACAAAATAGATACTATATTCCCGAACTTAGATAGTTTTTCAAGTAGTATATATTTAGAGGATGACAATAGACTTTACAGACGTGATAGTCAATTCATGAATCAACGAAACAATGAGCGATATAAAACGAGGAGTTAAAAAAGGTAGTCACAATTTTGATAAGATAAAAAAGTTAAAAGAGTACCTAAAAAAAGTAAATGACAACGATAAACCAAATAATAAAAAACCTTAGTGACTTTGCGGATGCTCACTACCAAATTAACAATTTTGGAAGTGGTGAGGTTTACGATTTGGCAACAAGCGGAGTGACTAACTATCCTTTGATGTATGTAGATGTTAATCCGGCTAACATAGTTGATGACATCCAACAAACAAATATTGAAATATATTTAGTTGATAGGTTAACAAAAGGGTTTACTAATTGGGCAGAGGTTTACTCAGATATGCAAAGGGTTGCACTTGACGTTGTGGCTCACTTTTTATCCGGTGCTTATTTCCCAAATATGAGGGTACAACAGAATGTAAACTTTGATCCTGTTAGATATTCATTTGGTGACGATGAAATTGCCGGATGGAGGTTTGTTTTGACATTCAATCAATTTTTCGATCAGGATAGATGTTCCATACCACAATTAGGATTTAATTACGATACATACACACCACCTGCTACAGCAAGCAGTGGAGTGGTGACAATTACGGATAGCTCAACTGGTGCAACAATTACAACAGTTGCATGTGGGGGAACGTATGCGGTTTTGCAGTTTAGCGGAATAGATGGAGGTTTAGCAAATACAACTTATTCAAATAGTATAGTAGCATCATGAGTATATTAACAGGTACAATACAACTAAGAAGAGACACAAAGGCAAATTGGACATCTAACAATCCTGTTTTGTTAAATAGCGAGGTTGCAGTAAGTACGGATGACTTATATACTCAAACAGACCAGCCACGTTTTAAAATAGGAAATGGAGTTGATACATGGAGTAATTTAAACTATCAACCAATAGACACTCAATTAACTGCTTTGGTTGTAAATGGAACAGGGTCTAATTTACTACGTACACAATATAAGGTTGTTAAGGTTACAACTGCCCAAGGTCAAAGATTGCAAGTTAATTTAGCACAGGCAAACAATGATCCTTCAAGTGTTGATACTTTAGGTATAGTTAGCGAAGATATTGCAAACAATCAGGAAGGTTACATAATGTTATATGGTCAAATAAATAACATTAACACCACAGGAAGCTTGCAAGGTGAAACTTGGACGGATGGGGATCCTTTATACTTGAGTGCAACAGTTGCTGGAGGGATAACAAATGTAAAACCAACTGCTCCAAATCATACAGTTTCTTTAGGGTATGTAGAGTATGTAAACGCAAATAATGGTAAGATATTCGTTAAGATTAGCAACGGATACGAATTAACGGAGCTTCACGATGTCTATGCGCCAAATCCAATTGACAATGATACTATTGTATGGTCAAGTGGTAACACTCGTTATGAGAATAAACAGATGTTAGGTTACACTTTATTTTCAGGATTTGCAGGGACTAACTTGGTTGATTCATCTACTTATTCATTCGGATCTAATTTTAACGCTGCACCTTTGACAACGGGAGCGTTAAATTTCCCGGCTTCACATGTTGTTAAGTCAGGAAAAATAAAAAAGGTATCAGCTACCTTTGTAAATAATACCACAGGAACAAGTGAAACATCACAGTTTTCATTAAGAATAAACAATACTACAGACTATGCAATTGATAATAATGTAGTATTTACTTCGGCTTTTAGTAACTTAAATTATGACACAAATATTTCAGTTAGCGCAGGGGATTATATACATGGTAAATTAGTAACTCCGGCATGGGCTACAAATCCTTTAAATACAAGGTGTGTTATAACTATTTATATTGAGTAATATGTACGAATATCAGATAAAATACGAGCCTGTAAATATTGAAGGGGTTGAATACCCAAAGTATAATATTTACTATTATATAAATGGAGAATTAGAGACTAAGGAATTTTACGCTACGGATTTAAACAATCCAGAGGGAATAATTAGATACGGATATAAACTTAAAAAATAAATAAAAATGAGCTTAGATAGATTAGCAGGAAATGGTGGGACTTACTTTTGCGAGGTTACCACGGCACACACAGGTAAAAAATTTAGTCAATTATTGATTAATTCCGATGCGGTGTTTACTACATTAACAATTACTACGGCTGCAGGAACAAGTATTTCAGCTTTGGGTACTACTGCAATGTACGGACAAAACTTATCCGGACGTACAGTGAAACAAGGTAGCTTATTAACCGCTCCACAGGGTAGTTGGTTTAGTGCTTTGACAATGTCAAGCGGTGATTGTATTGGAGTAGTAACTTTCAATCAGTAATTATGTTATTTGGTTTTGGATTTTCACCAAGCAAACCTAGAGCAGTATCTGGTGGTGCGGCTACCGATGCCGATGCGGCTGCTTTTTTCACTGCAACAGGAATAACAGATGCAACACAAAAAAGTGCGGTTAATCAATTAGTATTGGATTTAAAGTCTTATAATATTTGGAGTAAGATGAAGGCTATCTATCCAATGGTAGGAGGAACAAGCACCACTCACAAATATAACCTTAAAGATCCACAAGATACCAATGGAGCGTTTAGACTTTCATTCAGTACTGGATGGACTCATGCAAGCACAGGAGCAACTCCAAATGGTTCTGCATACGCAAATACTTTTTTAAATCCAAATGCTCAAACATTTGGCCAAAATGAGGGAAGTTATGGGATTTATTCAAGAACATCAAGGGGTGGAAATAATGGATTGCAACATGGTGTTTTAGATACTGGAAAATATACTTTACTTATTATTTGGGGAACTTCATCAACAATTGAAAATTTCCATAATAATACTACAAGTACATTAATTTCAACAGCTAATTCGCAAGGGTTTTTTCAAATGTCAAGAACTTCATCTACAAATACATTTCATACAAAAGGATCAACAGTTAATACAGTTAGTTTAACTTCAGCAGGAGTTCCAAATGGTAATTTTTATTTTGGTGCAAGAAATAATGTAATTTCTTCAACTGTAGATGCTTATGATTCTGTAGAAATTGCATTTGGTTATATTGCAAAAGACGGTTTAACTTCATCTCAATTAACTGATTTTAATACTGCGGTACAAGCTATGCAAACAACTTTAAGCAGAAACGTATGATACAAGGAAGAGTAGTAATACAGGAAGTAGCTCAACAATTAGAGGGTACTTTTATAGATAGTGATACATTTTTTCACTTTGTACAGGATATAAATAACAATTGGTTTTTAATACTAAGCGAGCAGGATGAAATTGATATTTCAAAAACTGAATATGCTTATTTGTTAGAATTGCCTTTAGAAAATTACGAGCCTAAACCAACACCTCCAATGCCATGATTTTCAATAAAGGTAAAATAAGCACAGACCTTAGTGAGACTAAAGCGGTGAGTGATTTGAATATTAAAATTTCACACTTGCCAAAGGGTCAATACTTTGCAGGACCAACTAAAAAGCAATGGTTATTTTTACACCATACCGCAGGATGGCACAATCCATTTAATACTATTTCACAATGGGGTAGAGATACACGTGGAGAAATAGCTACTGAGTTTGTGTTGGGAGGTCAGAGTGTAAAGGGCAACGATAACCTTCACGATGGGGTAATTGCTCAAGCTTTTCCCACAGGCGGATGGGGATGGCATTTGGGAACTGGTAGAGGCACTATGCATTCAAATTCTGTAGGGATTGAGGTTTGCAACTTTGGTCAGCTTAAGGATGGTAAAACGTATGTAAACGTGGAAGCTCACAAAGACCAGATAATTGAACTTAAAGCACCTTTCAAAGGACATAAGTTTTGGCATAACTATTCAGATAAGCAATTGCAAGTCTTAAAAGAACTAATTTTGTATATTGCTAACAGGGATGGGATAGACGTTAGAAAAGGTTTGCCAGAAATGATAAGACAAAAGGGTGTTTCAGCTTTTGACTTTTGCGATGCGAATTATGTAAGTAAGAATCCAGGTTTATGGAATCATACCAATGTTTTGAATGGAAAAGTAGATATGTACCCACATCCTAAATTAATTGATTTATTGTTAAGTTTATGAAGGCAGAAAGTATAAAGTTTGGCACTAAGGATGTAATTCAAATAGTTAGTATTGCTATCATGTTGGTTGCTCAATATTACAGCTTAAAGACTGATATTAAGGAACTTGT